CCGATCCCGCGCAAATGGATCGAGTTTGACATTCCCGATGGTCCGCAGGCCGAGGAGCTTGTGCCTGGCAAAGTGATGGTGGCTTCCGGCTCCTGGCTTCTATCCAGCGAAGAAAGTCCGATTCCTGACGGCAATTCTCCCATCGTCAAAATGGATTACATCCGCACCTGTGAGCCGTATGGCAAGGGCATTCCCGAGCTGATCATGGATGAGCAGGACGAGATCAACGAACTGCGCAACTGCCGCGTAGACAACGTGAATTTGATCATGAACAAGATGATGGCGGTTTTTGAGAAGGCCATCATCAGCCGCAAGGACATGATCTCGCAACCCGGCGGCATGATCCGCTTGAAAGACAACGTGACGGACGACATCCGCAAGGTCATCACGCCTGTGGAGTTCCCTGACGTATCGCAATCGGCGTTTCGTGAGACGATGGAAATTGAACGGCAGATCCAGGAGCGCACCGGCGCGAGCCGTGTCACGCTTGGGTCTTCCAACATGGTCCACGACACGAACCAAACTTTAGGCGGGATGGAGCTTTTGAAGCAGATGTTCAATGAACGCATCGCGGCCTTGGGCATGATCATTGAATCGCAGTTCATGATCGAGTCCGGCGAGCGCATTTACGGCTTGATTTACCAGTACCTTCAGCCCCAGGACATGAAAGCGATCCTTGGGGATTCCCCCGTTCCCATTGCCAACCACCCGATTCCCGGAATGCCTCCGATCACCATCCCTCGCTTTCTCGCTTTTGTCTTTGTGCCGCCTGAGATGGTCGATCAGAGCTATCGCTTCAAGCCGATGGGCATCTTCTCGATGGAAAACAAGATTGTGAAGTCGGCGCAGGTCATGGATGCCATCAAGGTCATGACGATCCTGCCGCCGGGTTCTGCGGACATTTCCGGGGCTTTGCAGTATGTGATGGAGAAATTGCAGGGGATTCCCGAAGCCCGCTCATGGTTTGCGCCTATGCCGACCATAGCCGGGATTCCTCAGGGCCAGCCGCCGCCCATGCCCGGGATGATGCCGCCGGGAGGTCCTCCCCCTGGCGCACCCGGACAGCCTCCGCCTCCTGGGATGCCTCCTGGACCGCCTCCAGGGGGTATTCCAGGGCCTACACCGCCCAATCACGCCCCAAGACCTGAAGCGAACCGTTTAATGCCTGGAATGAAAGGCGGACCGCATGGGAACCAGCCATCTTTCTTGCCGCCGAACCCGATCCGTAGACAGCCGGTGGTATCGTGATTGACTTTAGCCGATGGTTCGGGCACATCTTCGACCCTCAAAAGACGAACCTCCGGGAGGGGGCTTTTGAGGACATCTTGGCCGCTTTGGATAATCCGACTGTGCGACGGATGTACGTCGAAGGGCTATTGAATGAGATCTGGGAATCGAACATCCGTTTAGATCGGCTAATGGAAAAAGAGCAGGACACCGAATGGAAGAAGATCTCCATTCGCCGTAATGCCATCGTTTTTTGCTTGAACCAAGTGCTGACGACAAAAGAATCTTTGGAGTCAGAGTTGGTCGAGCAGGAGCGCCAGGACAGGCTTCTAGCGACGTACCAAGGAGCCGCGGCGCCGTTAGACAACCGCCGATAATCCCGCGAGGGACCGGCAAGGAGACAAAATGCCACCAGTTGAACCCGCAAGCGAAGTAACGAAACAAATAGACGTGCCGTTTGTGCCGTCCACCGATGGTCTGCCGCCGCCGATGGACGATAACGCAGTACGGGCGATATTTGCAGATGCCGCCGCGAAGGGAATTGACGACTTAAACGCAACCATCCAGACTCAGGCCCCCCAGGGACAACCGAGTCCGGCTCCTGCGCCACAGTCTGAAATTCCGAAGAAAGAAGTTCCGGCGAAGTTTCAGAAGCCGGATGGAACCGTGGACGAAGAAAAGCTAAAGGCTTCGACCGCCCGCATTGAGGAAGCGGTCCAGGAGAAACAGAAGACGGTTGATGAGTTGCTTGCGGATTATGAAGCACGGCAGAAGGAGCTGGGGAACTTAGGCAACAAACAAGGCCAACTCAAAAAACAAATTGAGTCCTTACCGGCGGCACAGCCGCCACAAGCCGACGTAACCGGACAGTCTCCTGACGCCATCCGTGCTCAGTTGTTGCAGTTGGCGCAGACCGATCCGATTGCCTTTGCAGTCGAGATCTCCCGTGCCGTTGCCCGTAAAGAAGCGTTGGATATTGCCGCGCCTGCCCTTGAGGTGACTCAAGGCCTGGCCGAGCAACAGCGCATCGCCGCCACCCGCGCAAACATCGCGGCCTTGGCGGAACAAGATCCCCGCATCTTGCAGGGTCCGCTTTACGAAGAGCTGAAAAAAGAACTTAACAACCCCTCCGAAAACTACTGGGCTTTGAAAAATCCTCACCGCGCCGCGTGGAATGAAGTCAAAGATCGCTTGCGATTAGGCGAGGCTCCGAAAGCCTCTGTGCAACCTAGCAACCCGAGCCCTATTTTGGGGCGAGGATCACCAGCGACCGTTCAAGGACTTGCGCAAGTCCAGACACCTCAGACGATGTACCAGCAAGTGACCGGAGTCGATCCTTTCTCGGAAGAGGGGAAACGGCTTGAGGAACAATTGCGGGAAGCGTCCAAGGCCGTTTGGCGAGCGTAGTCTGGCGTCCGCGTCTATAAAGCACATTGAAGGACTAGGAAGGTAAGCCTTAACCGGCCCAGGAGCCTAGTAGATTAAATGGCCGATACTAATACCACTACAACGACGTTAAATAACCTCCTGCTGGCATGGTTCAGCAGAAAGATTATTGCGACGCTCGTCCCGAAAACCCCGCTGATCGAGTTCGCGCAACGCGACGAACTCCCTCTGCGGACAGGTATCACCGCGACCTTTAACGGATGGAACCGCATCACGGCCGCTTCGTCAACCTTGACGGAAGGCACGGCAAACAGCCTGATCGCGCTTTCTTCCCGCAAAGTCACCGGCACCATTGCCGGTTACGGTCGTGGGGTAAAACTCACCGACCTGACCACCATGACCACGATCTTTGATGCGGTCAATGGGGCGATGGAACGTCTGGCGGACTCGGCGGCTGAAACCGTTGAAGTCATGTGTCAGATGGGCATTTTCAAAGCGGACATTGCGCTTAATCGGGCGACTTCAATCCTGTCGGTGTATATGTCCAGCCCCGCCTCGGCGTTCTGCGCCGTGACTGGGACTAAAAACACATCGAACAAGCAGTTTCAATTCCCTGCTGTGTTCGGGTTCTCCGGAACGAAACTCTCCGGCATCAACGCTTCTGCGCCTTCCACATCGGCGCAGTTGAGCGTTTTCTCGGTGCGAAAGACCGTGACGAAACTTCGTGGAGTCTTTGCGAAGCCTTTCGCGGACGGTTATTTCGTGGGCTATGCGCATCCCAATGCGCTTCATTCGCTCATGAAGGACCCGACGTGGAAGGATTGGAACCAGTATCAGAACTCGAAAGAGACCATGTACAAGGGCGAAGTCGGCATGGCTGTGAACGGAGTTCGCTTCGTTCAGTCAGCCCTTTGTCCTCGGTACGCGGCAACCGCACACTCGGTCAACTTGACATTCATCTTCGGACAGCAAGCCTTCGGCTTCACGTCCTTAGACGGAAACGTTAAGATGATCGTTGCGCGCGGCCCCGACAAGAATGATCCTTTCGATCAGTTCACTGACGTAACTTACAAGATCTATGGCGTTGCCCTGGCGTTAAACCCCTCGGCAGGTCGGATCTTGTTTACGGCTGAGAACATCTAAAGTGAAGAACCCCTCCGTTGTAAGTGTTTCGGCAGAACCGCTTGTGACGGAGGGGCCTTTGCGCCTGAATTTGGGCGGCATGGGCGAAGGGTTTATGGACGGCAGAATCAAAGGCTTTTTAGGGGATCAGAAGCACGAACTTAATTTTCATTACATCAATTTCACGTTCGCCAATTTAGCAAAGCTTCTCGTTGATGCAGGTTTTGATGACGTAAAGAGATTGATGGAGCTCCCGCAAGGCGTCAAAGATGCCTCAACGCATCGGGACAATCATCATAGAATCAAGATCAGATTGAATGTGGAGGCGACCGCGTGAAGATTTCTGTGATTGCTCCCGTTAAAAATGAGTTTCCTTGGTTGGGCTATTCCGTCATGGCCGCCGCGCCTTTTGTCCATGAATTTATTTACACGGTAGCGTCTGGTTCTAATGACGGGACGCTGAATCTCCTGCCGCATTTGAAGAAGATTCTGGGCGATAAGTTCAAATATCGCATTTCCGACGAATACGACTTCGATCCTCTGGACATGAAGGCGTATGACAAAGCGTTCAATGACGCGATTAACGAGGCCTCTGGCGACGCCTGTTGGTTCTTGCATCCCGATATGATCGTGACACAGGGTGCGGAGCTTTCTGAGGGGCCGCTTGCCTGGTATACGCGCATCACAAGCTTTGCCAGGGACTTTGACACGCAGATCGCCAAAGGAAGGGCGGACAAATGGAAAAACATTCACGCCAAGAAGTTTGGTCTCCATTACTTTGGGGGGTATGGATCTCAAAACGAGGATTTCTATCACTCCGTTATAACGGGGAACGCTTACAAGCATTTTGGAACGGAGTTCTCGCGGTATCCCTTCGAGATAGCCGATTCTGGCATCTCAATTAACCATTATTGCGAGCTGAAATCTTACAAGCGTCGCCTGGAAAAGATGCGGCTCTGTCTTAAGACTCAGCATCCCGGATTCGATCCGAGCGTCATTGATGAAATGGCCGCGAATCATCCTCGCGTGACGCTGGAATCTACCGACAAGCGTTTCGGTGCCTTTGAATTTAAGAAAAGTGACATTCCTGTGCCGGCCGTCATTGCCCAGTACAAGAAGGAATTTGAATCGTTAAAAGGAGAATTGATCCATGGCTAATCAATATTCAGCGACGTTGACCGGAGCGGCAGATGATGGAACAAACACGTATTTATTTGTGTCCATCACAGACGGGACTCATACGATGCAGCCTGTTCAGGTGATGGTTCCGACAGGAACCTCGGCGACGGCGATCAGTTCGCTTTTGCAGAACATCGCCAACAATCAGCCGACGATTGCGGCGGCGATCCAGGGGCTTATCAATGTTCCTGTGAAGGGACAATAGGAGACGACATGAAAAAAGTAATCATTCTTTTCTTGGTTTCTGGGTTTTCGGGTTTTCTTTGGGCGGCTTCCGTCAGTGTCCCGACAGTAGCGCCCATCTCGGTGTTGACGCTCACACAG